TCTAGCTACAATTGGAGCAGATACTCTTGCTAGAACTGGTAGAGTTAGAATTACTTCGATTCAAGGTTATGGTATCGCAGCTTCTACTTTAATTTTGTATGATTCAGCCGATGCGTCGGTTCCAGGTTCTGCAAAAGCTACTTATAAATATGGAACAGAAGGATTATCTGTTTACGTTCCAGGTTCAGGTATTTTATGTGAAAATGGAATTGTTTACAATTTAGCTGGAGCAAGTGGAAGCGTTACACTGACTATTACGGGAGCGTAAGGAGAATAAATGGCTACTTCTGGAACAGCAACGTTTGATAGAACGTTTTACATAGATGATACCATTAACGAAGCTTTTGAAAGATTAGGGATCTTTGAATTACCTGGCGGTTATTTAAAATCTGCCAGACGTTCTTTGAATATCATGTTTCAAGAATGGGGTAATAGAGGTGTGCACTATTGGGAAATAGCGAACAATAATATTACGTTAGTTGATGGTCAAGCTACTTACACAATGTATCGTTCAACATCGGATGGTACTTCGGACGCTACGGCAGTGTATGGAGTGGATGATGTTTTAGAAGCTTCTTATAGAATTACTTCTACTAGTGTTGATGCGCCTTTAACAAAAATTAGTAGATCTACTTATGCTTCACTAGCAAATAAAACTTCTACGGGTCAACCTTCTCAATATTGGGTCCAAAGATTATTAGATAGAGTTACTATAACTTTATATACTGTGCCTGGCGCGGCAGCAGATGGAAATAAAATAAATTATTTTTACGTTAAAAGAATTCAAGACGCGGGCGCTTATACAAATAATTCGGATGTTGTTTATCGTTTTATTCCAGCTAT